TTGGACAATTTTGAAAGAAGTTGGACAATTTTTTATTTAGCAAAATCATAGACTTAATCGAAAAATTGTCCGACTTGTCCGACTTGTCCGACTTTATTTCACTTTTTTACTCACTTTAAAAAAAAGATAAATTTAATTGGTAGGGTAAAAGTTGCAAAGAAGTTGGACAAGTCGGACAAGTCGGACAATTTTTGAGTTAAGTATTTGATTGGATTAGAAAAAAAATTGTCCAACTTCCCAAATTTTTTTAAATAAAGTCGGACAATTTTTTATTTTTTAAAATGGGACGCAATGCCTAATTTTTTTGCATTAGTTAGAATATGAACGATTACGCATACCAAATCCAAGGTGCGCTCGAAAGCGTATCGGGGAAGTTTCGTGGCCTTAGAGTGCTGGTATGTGACCTTCACAATTTTGAAAGCGTAGATATACCGGTCGAAGTGTTTGATAGAGAAACAGTAAAGTTTCTTGAGTACCGCCTAAAGTTAACCGAAACTATGGATATCAACCGCTTACCAATACCAATCCAAAACAAAATTCGAGCGCCGTTAGGGCGATGGCTGGACTTCTGGGTCCTCGAAAACTTCTATGGCAATACTAGCAAACCAAAAAGTACTAACCCTTGACTATTGGAAGCCAGCAAACAAACTGCGAGTTGGCGATTATATTTTTAACAAAGATGGACAAATTGTCCAGGTTAAATTAATCCAAGAGTACCGCGCCCAAACCTGCTATGAGGTGTTGTTTAACGACTACCTTACTGCCGCTGGGGACGATAAGCTAGGATTTTTGGTAGAAACGCCAAAATACCGCCAAAGAATCTGTGAGTACCAGGGCAAGAAGAAATTTAGGCGCCCATTAAAGTTTGTATCCGTGGATAAGTTGGTAGATACCAACTTAAAAAACCATGCAAACAGGTTAATCTACTCAGTCCCAACCACAAAACCCTTATCTCTTCCCAGGCAAGACCTGCCGGTAGAGCCGTTTATCTTTGGATTTTGGTTTTTTAACCGACGAGCTAACCGAAGTATGGCAGCACCCCGGGGCACGTTTAAGTTTGTGGAGCAAAAATTCAAAGACGCGGGCTACAAACTGGTAATTGGTAAGAAAATTAACACCGGCGAGCGTGAATTTGTGGTAAGTCCCAGTATTGAATCACAATTAGCGCCAAACATACCCGCAAAAATACCCGAAAACTACCTATTAGCCTCGGCAGAACAACGAACCGAACTGTTGTGTGGTATACTGTATGCAAAATCAAGACAATATTCAAAAGCAAAAGATCAATTTCGTTTTACGTCGATTAATTACGGGCTTATGTTACAGGTTCAGGGTCTTGTCGAATCACTTGGCCATAGAACTAAGGTACAGTTTGATGACACTTACAGGTATTACACGATTAGTTTTAAAAGCCGCACAAAGTTGGTTGAAAATCAGGTTTCGCCACCGATAAAGGTACACCAGGCTAGACGGTACATCACCAAAATAACACCAATTGCCGCGCAGATGTGCGTGCATATTGAGACAACCGGACAGGACAACAGCTTTCTCGTAGGAGAAGGGTTTATTTCATGCCATTAACAGACAAACAAGAACTTATACTAAAAAAGTTCGCACAAAACAACAAACACTGGCCTAAGCAGCAGCTTGAGGCTGCCATTTGGCAGGTGCGGTGGCACTTACAAGCCTTAGCGCACCAGAGGGAGCCAGAAGATGGCGAATATGACACGTTTCTTATGTTGGCTGGCCGAGGATCGGGGAAGACGCACACTGCTAGCCATTGGATTGGCATTCGCGCTTGGCGTTTTGACAATACACGCTGGCTCGTTACCGCCCCAACATCAAACGATATACGTGCAACTTGTTTCGAGGGGGACTCTGGACTTCTCAATATCATTCCCCCGTCACTTATACGAGACTACAACAAGTCCCTTTTTGAAATTACCCTTACAAACGGGTCTCTTATCCAAGGAATCCCAGCTTCCGAGCCAGAACGGTATCGTGGTAAACAGTATCACGGCGCCTGGTTCGACGAACTGTGTGCGTTTGATTACATCGACGATGCCTACGATGGCGTACAGTTTACCTTACGTCTACGGGACCCACGCATCCCCCGAGTGCAGCAGATTATTACCACCACTCCCAAGCCAAAAGAATTAATTGTCGATCTTAACGAAGGAAAAATTGGAGGCGACGTGTATGTGTCAAACGCCTCGTCCTATGACAACCGAGCCAACCTATCAGAAACGTTCTTCAAACAGCTTGAGACTTACGACGGCACTGATATTGGCCGACAAGAGATCTATGGTGAGATCCTTGACCCGGAACAGTCGGGTATCATCAAGCGCAAACAGTTTCGCCTGTGGCCGGCGAACAAACCCACTCCGACGCTGGAGTATGTTATTGCGTCGTATGATCCGGCGACTTCTGAGAAGACTATGAACGACCCAACCGCCTGCACCATCTGGGGCGTGTTTGAACAACTAGACGCCGGCACGGCGGTCATATTGCTAGACTCTTGGGATGAGCACTTGTCATACCCGGAGCTGCGTAGAAAAGTAATTGACGACTTCAAGGAAGTGGTATACGGTGCGGACAACGACTTTGGCAAGGGCCGAAAGGCGGACCTGATCCTAATGGAAGACAAGTCGGCGGGTATCAGCCTAATCCAAGAACTCCAAGGTGCCGGTGTCCCGGTCAGGGGGTATAATCCTGGCAGAGCGGACAAGGTGCAGCGTCTTAACATTGTTGCACCCCTGGTAGCCAAAGGTAAAGTTTGGATACCAGAAGACAACAAACAAAAAGGAGAATACGCAAGCTGGGCAAAACGGTTCTTGCGTCAGGTGTGTTCGTTCCCAGAGGCAGGCGGGCACGATGACTATGTGGACTCACTATCCCAGGCGTTGCGTGTGTTGCGTGACTCAGGATGGTTGCAACTTGACCCATTACCAGCGAGGGATTATAGTTATGCCGATGAGGACTACTCCAAGAAGTTTGTCAATCCGTACGCCCAGTAGGGCGGAATACCCCCATTTATTGCATTAGTAGTATTATGAATCCCTTAAAGACTCCACACCAAAAATTAATGGAAGAGGCCGGAATGGCGCCTCATAGTCCGGGCATGCTCAAAACCCCACAACAAATGTTGATTGAGGAAACTAACGTGGTTCCTAGGTTTGCCGAAGGAAAATCAGTAAAAGACATGCAGGCAGAATTATTTGTGGCAGAAAATCCACAAAACACCGACCCCTATTCCCATCCAGCTTTAGTAAAAGCCTTTAACCAGTTTTTCAAATAAAACATGGCAAATCCAATACTTCCTATACAGATGGGCGCAAACCTGCCCGGTCTGGAGAATCAAGAAAACGTCAAAGAAGCTCAGATGCAAGACGTCGAAATGGACTACTACGAGGAAACTCTAGGTCTTGAGCCCAGTGATGTTGAATCGGAAGTTGTTGAATTAGAAGATGGTTCGGTTGTTGTAAATTTTCAAGCAAAAGAAGGCCCACGTAAAAATCCAGAGTTTTATGCCAACTTGGCAGAAAGCATGGACGAAGGCACATTACAGAATTTAGCCGTTGAGTATTTAGACCTTATTGATGTAGACAAAGAATCACGCACACAAAGAGACAAACAGTATGAAGAGGGATTACGAAGAACAGGTCTTGGTAAAGACGCACCAGGCGGTGCCACGTTTGATGGCGCTAGCAAAGTGGTACACCCAGTTATGGCAGAGGCTTGCGTTGATTTCGCGGCTTCGGCGTCTAAAGAACTTCTTCCGCCAGACGGTTTAGTTAAATCCAACATCAAGGGCGAATCAAACCGCCTAAGAGAAGAAACTGCAGATCGTAAGGTCAACTTCCTTAACTGGCAGTTAACAGAACAGATTCCAGAGTACCGCGATGAAATGGAGCAGTTACTTACACAGCTACCCTTGGGTGGTTCACAGTTTCTTAAATGGCGCTGGGATGAAGAACAAAAGCGACCACTGTGCGAATGGGTACCAATTGATAACATTTTGCTACCATACGCGTCTACTAACTTCTACACAGCGCAACGTGTAACTGAAGTACAAGACATTACCGAAGACACGTTTTTGCAGCGTGTTGAGCAGGGCATCTACATTGACATCGACAGTGCGTATTCATCTGACGCGCCGTTAAACGATCAGACCCAGTCTGAAAAAGCAAACAACAAAATTGAAGGCAAAGACATGCCTTCTAAGAACATTGACGGATTGCGTCGTGTTTACGAGATTACATGTTTCATGCGTTTGGAAGAAGACGCGGAAACAGACGGCCAACGTGCCCCTTACATTTTAATGATTGACGAGACCACAAGCAAAGTTTTGGGTCTGTATCGTAACTGGGAAGCAAATGATGCGAAGTTTGAAAAATTGGACTGGTATGTCGAGTTTAAATTTATCCCTTGGCGTGGCGCTTATGCTATTGGTCTTCCCCATCTTATTGGCGGCCTTAGCGCTGCTCTCACTGGCGCTCTACGTGCTCTATTGGACGCGGCGCATATTAATAATTCCCAAACACTACTTAAACTCAAGGGTGGACGAATTGGTGGCCAAAGCGATCGAATCGAACCTACGCAAGTAGTTGAGATTGAAGGCGCACCTGGAGTAGACGACGTTCGTAAGATTGCAATGGCTATGCCATTCAATCCGCCATCCTCTGTATTGTTAGAGTTAATGGGATGGCTAACCAACGCAGCTAAAGGCGTAGTAACCACCGCCGAAGAAAAAATTGGCGACGCTAGTAATGAAACGCCAGTTGGCACCGTGCAGGCACTTATTGAGCAAGGCGCTAAGGTATTCTCTAGCATCCACGCGCGCATGCACCGCAGCCAGGCTAAATCGTTGGCAATTATTTCCCGTATCAATCACTGGTACTTGTCGGAGATGGATAACCAGTCTGGTGAAGAAATCCAGGTTCGTGACTTTGCGTATAACAGCGACGTACGTCCAGTATCTGATCCTAATATTTTCTCTGAGACACAACGTTTGGCACAAAACCAAGCGCTATTGCAAATGGCTCAGAGCGCACCACCCAATATGTTCGACATTCGTGCAGTATATCGTCGAATCCTTGGACAGCTTAAGGTTCCCGCAATTGATGAGGTCTTACCAAATCCGTTAGGTGCAAAAGAATCCAACCCAGCGTTGGAAAACGTGTCGATGACTATGGGTCGACCAGCAGCAGCGTACCCCGATCAAGATCACATCAGCCACATCAAGATCCACATGCAATACGCTATGGATCCTGCATATGGTGGGAACCCCGTAATTGGTCCGGCGTTTGCGCCCCATGCCTTAGAGCATATCAAACAACATTTAACATTACACTACCTGCAATCTATGCGCGGTTATGTAGCGCAGGCCTCAGGCGGGCGCGATGTCCTTGAGTTGCACCAAGAAAAGCCGTTGGATTTGGAATCACAACAAGCCTTGGCCTTGGCAGCTCAGTTGGTATCACAAGATGCACAGATGACTATGCAGCCGTTTGTTCAGCAAATCCAACAGTTGGCGCAAAAAGTACAACAAGCTCAACAGCAACAGCGTCAAGTTCAAGCCGAGTCTGATCCAACAGCTCAGGTTATTCTTAAGACTCAAATGGCTGAAACCCAGCGTAAACAAGCTGAAGCTCAGGCTAGAATGCAGATGGAAACAGCTAAACATCAGCAAGATTACGAACTTAAGATTGCTGAACTGCAACGTCAAGTGCTTGACCTACAGGCTAAGTACGAAACTCAGGCTACTATTGACTCACAGAAAAACGCAACCCAAATTGCTTTGGCTGATATTAACAATTCCGCTAAAGAGCGTGTGGCGTCAATTACAGCCGGCGCCAGTTTGGCTGCTGACCATCTTGCTATGCAGCGAGAGCAAAATGAGCTAGCTATCCAGGCAACTAATGAAGCCGAACGTAGCATTCGTGACCATGGCATCGAAATAGAAAAACAACGTTTTGCACACGAAACCCAAATGGCTCAGAAAAACGCTGACGCCATGTTGGCACAACAGCAATCTGCAGTAGATGCACAAAATCAAGCAGCATTACAACAGCAACAAGCAAGTTTACAACCACCCACACCCCCAACAGGAGTAACAAATGTCTGATGAGAATTTAAAAGGTTTTCGCCAAGTTTACCAAGAAACTGGCAATATGGGTTACGGCGGCGGTCCTGGCGAGAAAAACCTCGACAAGGGCGCTTCTGGCAGCCACAGAGATAACAACTGGAAAAAGGGCGCAGCCCAAAACAAAATGGCTAAAGACTGCAGCATTGGCCCAAGCAAAAACCTTAAAGACATCAAAGGCGGCAATTTTTATTGATTTTAGGGCGGATTCCTTCATAACCTTGCATTAGTAAGATTATGAAGGACTTTATATCTGAAATTATTTCGCGTACGCGAGACGAACAAGCAAAACTGGCGATTACTCTTACCGCCGGCATTAATGTTAATTCTTTTGATGATTACCAGCGTCTAGTTGGTAGATTTGAAGGGTTTAAAGAAATTTTAGACATCATTGATGAAATTTTAAGAGAAGACGACGAAGACGAATCGTAAGATTTAAGAAAGGAGATGCCGCATGGCATTTGATTTATCACAAAAGGAAGACCCAGATCTTCGCTCGGAAGCCGAGTGCTTTCCGGACATTGATCCAGGTATTGAAGTAGCCGGAGACCGTGTTTTAGTGCAGTTACGACGGGAGAAGGATAGAAGCAAGGGCGGAATCATTTTAGTTGACGAAACCCGACAGACGTTACGTTTCAATGAGACTGTAGCTAAAGTACGCCAGATTGGCCCTCTAGCATATAAGTCGCCAGATACCCTAGAGCCTTGGATTGAAGGCCCCTGGTGCAAAGAAGGCGATTTGGTTAGAACCATCAAGTACGGCGGTGACCGTTTTGTTGTTAATCCGGATGATGAAGGCGCCCCCGTGGTGTTTATTACCATCCAGGCACGTGAAATTATCTCACGCATCAAGTCGTTTGACCATGCGCAGAAGATGAAAGCGTTTGTAGACTAATTTTGAAAGAAAATTATGGCAGATAATGAAAAAGACATACCCGTCAAAGAACAAACTGACGGCAGCGCACTGGTAGCGTATGAAATGGAACCAGATCCTCTTGCTGATGCTGAAGAAGAGCCTAAAAAAGAAGTAAAGGCAGAAGAAACAGACGAAGAGCCAAATGAAGATCAAGAAGATTCTTCAAATGAGCAAGATGAAGACGAAACAGACGAAGACCGGGAACGGATTCGTGAGGCACGCAGAGAAGAGCGTAGACTCAAAAAAGAATTAAACAAACAACGAGACGCAACAGCTCGTAACAAGATTAGCGCACTTGAGCGCCGCAACGCTGAGTTGGCTGAACGTTTAGCCAAAGTAGAAAACGCAGCAGCATCATATCAATTTGCACAACTAGATAAGTCCATCGAAGATGAGGCTACCAGAGTTGAGTATGCAAAAATGAAAATGTTGCAAGCCGCGCAATCTGGCGATGCAGCAGGTCAAGTTGAGTTTTTAGAGCAATTGACAGACGCCAAAGAGCGTTTAAAACAAGCTCAATATTACAAAAAACAACAGCTCGAGCAAGTAAAAGCTCCTAAGCAAAACGTACCAAACGAAATTAGCACTGAAGTACAATATAATGCAACTCAGTGGTTAAAGAAAAACTCTTGGTACGATCCGCAGGCTCGAGATACAGATAGTAGAATCGCCAAGGTAATTGATCAAGAACTTGCCGCAGATGGTTGGGATCCAAGTGATTCCGAGTACTGGGAAGAGTTAGACAATCGTTTATCGGCACGTCTGCCACACCGCTACACCTCAAAGGGAGGTCAGCAAACCCGTAGAGCGGGCCCAACGGCCTCTAGCCGGGTGGCAAACACAACCAGCGCAAAACCTGGAACCATTACGCTAAGTCGTGACCGTGTTCAGGCAATTAAAGACGCGGGTGCGTGGGACGATGTTGAGAAACGAAATAAAATGATCCGCGCATACGCTTCGTATGACCGCGCTAACAAAGGATAATTATCATGGCAAATACAAGAATCAAACGCGACTTAGAAGATCGTTTAGTAGATCGAGTCGAAGAGGTAAAAGACCGGATGGCAGCAGAAGATCCGGATGCAAAATCCCGGCGCGAACGTGCAGAGGCGTTCAGAGATAAATGGCAAAATAGCGCGTTGCCAGACCTTCCAGCAGGAGCAATCCCTGGATTCCATTTGTGTTGGTTATCCACCACAAATAATTATGACAGTATCGACAAACGTATGGCATTGGGTTATGAGCCAGTGAAAGCCGCAGAATTAGGAAAAGGCTTTGAAGCACTAGGTAAAATGAGCTCGGGCAAGTTTGAAGGCTGTGTTAGTTGTAACGAGATGGTTCTCTTTAA